CCTCGATCGACGCTGCTATTTGAGTCACAGTAAACTCTTTTGTAAAATTGTTCGTGGATAAAAATACGAAGATACAGTATATCCAATATGCATCTAAGATGAAATTTTGTTGCTGAAGTACTCACAGCATCTATAAAAATAGATTTAGGGGTTCGCCCAAGCACTAAACTATTGTAGGTCCATTCTCAAATTTCCCAGCTATTCATAACGCTCAGGAAATTTGCAGTGACTACATACAAATGGTGAGGGTACTTCTTCTTCAAGATCTCGAGGTTCTATGAAACAAAAATCGCATAAAACTTCATATCTATCCAAAGGGCCCACACCACAACAAAGACAATTATGTGTAGATTCAACCTGCACATCAATGTCTAAACCATCCATCTCCTCTTGTGAAAGAGGAGCATTCTGGAGTTTTGCAGAATGATCCCAAAAATCAATTTTGAGTTCATCCCAAGTTGGAAAAGTACTTCTCTCAACATACTTCTCCAAAGCAGCCTCTTCAACAACTCTCAATAAAAATTCACGTTTTTTAGTGAAAGTTTGTTTTCCATAATAAAAATACTCACGCAATGCTGTTTCAATAACAGCTATAGCTTGAGCTTCTCTAGTAATAGATTTAGAGACCACACAGGAAGTTAACATCTTATGTATAGATGCAACTTCCAATGGTGCTAAAAAAGCACCCACATCAACATCCCATCGCCATCTCCGTTTCAAGAAAGAAACATCATCAATAGAGATAAAAGGAATGGATGTTGACAATTTGTCGGCCATAGTATAGACTATGCCAACCTCCCCCAAAACTTGTGAAATGGAAGTATGATTAAACCATGGTGTCCGAGATGAAACACCCATGACATTATCATCTCCATAACTCATGAAATTCACACACTTCTTGAAGGATCTTGCTGTTCTCTCAGGTGATAATTTAGCAAACGCATATCTCACATACAATGAGTTTGCTAAACCATTAACTATAACAGTCAAAGGATGACCTGATGGATTGGAACCATAAAATTCGATAAGATCGCCATTGAAATCAACAAGAGGAAAAGCTGTGTCCGTAGCAATACCACGCACAATTCGCATATCTTCTTCTGAATATCCAGCACGCTTACAAACACTCAAAATGATGTCATAAGCAGCCAATATCACAGTTGACGGCATCCTCTTATCAAAAGCTGCATAATCGCCTGCCACTAAATTTTGATCTCCGAACTTGCACAAATAAGCTCGCAAATCTTGCCATTCAGTGGATTGAGCAACGATACCTGGTGCACTCTCAAAGACAAAACGTTTATGTTGTATCACTCTCACAATTGATAAAAGATATTTTCTCACCACTAAACTCCATTCAAATGGGGCTCCAGTGAATACCCTAGTCTTACCAATTTCGCAACTAGCTAATTTCGTGGGCTCGTCCTTAAGATGAGCACAAAAAACAGGGTGATAACGTTCACCAGCTGCATACGTGGCTTCACAACGTTCAAATCGCTTCTGAATTTCTTCCACTGGTGCTACACCATCTGGATAAATTTCACAGAAATCATCTTGTAAGAAAAACTTCTTTGACTTTTTCCATGGATTACCAGCACTAGTTGAACGGTTAATACCATCAACATATGTTACACCAGGTGTTCCATTCATGGCAGACTTATTATCCAACACATGAACCATTGACAGATCTTCATCTGTTAATTGCTCCATAATGTCATGAGTAAAATCCTTTACAACATTATCTAACGTCAATAAATCCAAATCTGTTATAGGGTCTGTCAACAAAGTTAATGCTCTACGCCACGGAATATACCCATTCATCATAGGTTTACCATGTGTAGTTTTGTAACCATACTTTTCCAAAACAGGAAAAATATATGTGGGTTCCACATGAGATTTTGGAGCACTCCGAAATCCTTTAAAAGAACCATACACGTGAGCAGTACCATCTCTAATATAACGCACAGGACTCTTTTTGTGTAATGGTCCTAATTCCAATGATGCAGAATCAGATTGCAAAATTGGAACACCAGCACCAACAGTTTTAGGTAACAAATGACCAATCATACTATACAAATCATCTCGAGATATACGTACAGCCGCAGATTTACATTTGACACCCAATTGATGAATACCTAAAATCACAGGACCATAAAATGATCGAGCAACTAAAGGTGATCCACACAAACCATTGTATGTTGGTGTATCGGTTTCACCTCTCCAATAATCAAATCTACCTTCCAAAACATCATTTGTAGTATCTTCATACAATCTAATATTGTCAACTGACAAGGTTTCTAAAGGATTCAAATAGACTCCACTAAAAATACCTTTTAGACTAGATTTACAAAAAAGATCAACAATAGTTTTGCAAGGAGGTAAAGATTTGACTACAATAAATGCAACATCTAAATCAGGAAAACGAAGAACATTTTCTTGAGGATATGAAAAAGTCAAACCTGAAGAAACTCCAACATCATCTGATTGTGTCAAATTGACCCTAAGATCACCTCCAGTGGGTATACTATGATTGTTAGTCATAAATATATGTCCACCTACATTCACAGCAATAGACTTTTTACCACTATCTGCAACCAATGGTAATGATGCACATTGCATGAAAAAAGTATTACGCTGTAGTCTAGATTGAACAGCTACTGGAGGCAAATCTTTCCATGAAGTGGTCTGAGGAGTAACATCAAAAGTTGTAACATTGAAAGTTTCTTTGTACCATACATTATCCCGTTCGCGCTCCATTGGCATTGGAGCATGACCTTCACTTTGCAAATTCTCTGTTGGGGTAAAATACCCAACTATCATCGAAATTGCTCTAATCAAAACAGGACAGGCTAAAATTACACCAGCTACTTTAACATATTTAACCATTTCAGGATGATAACCAATATACCGTTGTATACGAGCACCAACAAAACGATATGATATGTTGTCACATCTATACAAAAATTGATATAGAAAAGTAGCACAAAACATGTTGACATAATGTATATCTAAGAACCAAAAAACGAACAAACGCAAATATGGAAACATTAAAACACCTTTCAAAAGAAGATAAAAGAAATAACCAATAAATCGAAACTGTGGTTCTGGTTCTTCTACTACTTCTGGTGCTACAAAAGTCTCAGATATTTCATCTAATAACAAATCAGGATCATTATGATGAACTACACCAGATTGTACATGCAAACAATCACATTCTGCACGAGTACGATGACATCGTCTACAAATTTTGATATTTTGCATAATAACATTACTTGCAGACACTTTGCTCTGAACAAGTTCATGTGCCCAAGCTTCCTTTGAATACCAAACTAAAAAATCATTAATATTGGTAAAAGAATGAATTAGAACATAACAAGCTTGCCTATGAATATCAAAACTGTCTTTCAACGGTCTAACTTCTTCAACATCAATATTCCAATAGTTGGGATATTCACCCTCCTGTAATTCAGGTATTTTTGTTGAATCCAACATAGTATGATGTTTACAGTATTCAGGTTTAACTTTAAGTCTAATGATAAAAGGTAAACG